ATGGCAAAGTGGATGAACTTGTATGAACAAATGGTCAATGAAATGGTGGCTTTCTCGGGTGGTGCAGTATTGGCCACTAATGAGGAAATGGTCGCGCACATGCGCATCGCTGGCTGGACTGCTCCAATCTACAACATTTCCGGTCTGGCATTTGGAAAAGAAGAAGTACTGGAAAGAATTAGTGGAAAAGCAAACATCAAGCCGTTTGATTCGCGTCCACGGAGGGTGGGTTTCGCAGCACGTTTTGATCAGGAAAAACAACCTGGCTTCTTCATGGATCTTATTGAAATGTATAGCGAACTCACCAGCGAGCCGTGTGAGTTTGCCATATACTCGGGTGGACCTTTACGATCCAATAACCCTGAATACGTTGAACGTGCCCGCCGTATGGAGGCGGAAGGCAAACTTCGGATCTATGACAACATAAGCAAAAATGAATACTATAGTCATCTTAACAATACTCGTGTGTTGTTTAATTGTGCTTTACAAGATTGGGTTTCAAACACCGTATCAGAGGCCGATACTGTTGGATGCAATGTGCTATATCCAGCGTATCGCAGTTTTCCTGAAACCTTCGCGAACGATCCCAATAGACTGTATATTCCCTGGAGCATAGATGATGCCTACCACAAACTGCAAAACCTCCTGCGGGAACCGCATCACAACATGGGTCTCATCTCTGATTGGAATAATGGTACTGTTGATCGGATCGTTGATATTCTTGAAGGTAAGGGTGAGCAATGGAATCGCGCAGGCAATCGCTATCGTGACCACGCTGCTCACGAAAAATATCAAGTTGTAAAGATTGAAAAATGATTAGCGAACATTTTAAAAATCAAATAGGGCAAGGTGCTACAGAAATGTTTTTCTATGGGCTAGAAGCAGGATCTGGCTCGATAGAAAACATGAAAATTAATATCACAAACCACAAAGGCGCACTGGACACATTTCCGACTAACTTAGAGTTTGTTAGAATGCTGAGTGACAGTATGCCATTGTTCAAGGAAATTGAATGAGTGTTGTAATTGTAACCGGCTCAGCCGGATATATTGGCGGACAGACCATGCTCACATTGAAAGATGCCGGGCATGAAGTGTATGGTATTGACCGTAGGGATCCTCCTGCACATCTACGAGGTGTGCCCAATGGATTCTTGTATCAGGACTTTGCAAGCGATGTAGCATTAGCCTGGATCATTTCCAAACAGCCCAATGCTATCATTCATTGTGCTGGCACCAGTCTTGTGGGTCCTAGTGTGAAAAACCCTAGCGAATACTACAACAACAACGTGGCCAAGACATTAAAATTATTGGACATTGTTAAAAACAGCATGCCTCGTTGTAGATTTGTGTTTAGCTCTAGTGCTGCCACATATGGTGAGCCTATCATGAATCCCATTCATGAAGTGGATCCCAAAGAACCTGTCAGCCCATACGGTGAAAGCAAGCTGATGATTGACATGATGCTGGAAAGCTATCACAAGGCTTATGGGCTTGACTATGTGAGTTTCCGCTACTTCAATGCCTGTGGTGCTGATCCCCAAAGCAGGCACGGACAAGAATCAGGTGCCACACACATTATTGCTCGAGTGCTGGAAAGCATTAGAGATGACGTGGGATTTACACTAAATGGTATAGACTTTCCCACTAACGATGGCTCTTGTGTGCGTGACTATGTGCATGTGGAAGACATTGCTCGAGCACATGTTATGGCCTTGGATCACTCGGTCCACTGTGGTGTTTATAATCTTGGTTCAAACATTGGCACCAGCAATCGAGAAATCATTGCTGCCGCTGAACGTGTGACTGGTAAGAAATTAAAAGTTATTATGGGTACAGCCAGATCAGGAGACCCTGCTATGCTCACCGCCAGTGCTGCCAAATTTGGAATGGTTGCGGACAACTGGAAACATTATGAGCTTGATGCAATGATACAACACGCATGGAATTGGTATGTTCGACAAGATAAAAAAGTTTGAAGAAGAACTAGCAGAGTTCACAGGAGCACCATATGCAATCATGACTGATTGTTGTACACATGCCATTGAACTTTGCTTGCGATATGATCAGGTCAAAGAAGTTGTCATGACTCCTTATACCTATCTAAGCATTCCTATGACCATGCACAAGCTAGGTATCAAGTATTCATACAACGACCAAGCGTGGACTGGAGAGTATTCATTTGGTCTAACTCGAATCTGGGATAGTGCTCGAAGACTGGAAAAGGACATGTATCGTCCAGGTACCTTGCAGTGCTTGAGCTTTGGACATGGCAAACCATTGCATATTGGGCATGGTGGTGCCATTTTGTTAGATGACAAGAAAGCATATGAAACCATATTGCGTCAACGCTATGATGGCAGAAATTTAACTGTGACACCGTGGCAAGATCAAAAGACTTTTCATGTGGGCTATCACTACAAACCCAGTATTGAAGATGCAGTTCAAGGTGTAGCATTACTACAAGGTGTCAAGGAACACAATCCTAAACCTGTATATGTGCTATATCCTGACTTGAGAAATATCAAAATTGTTGACGATCTTGCCTAAATACTTTACAATTACACAAAGGTCATCCACGACCTAAACTCGGAGAATAAAAATTGGAAAAACACTTATCACAAGTCCTTCGTCAGCAGATGAAGGCAGAAGGCAAAAGATTCTGGGCAGGCGACAACATCAGTGAATATATTGATGCCGAAACCAGAGAGAGCTTGATCAACGAAGCCACTACAGCATTTGAACAAGTGCTGGATGTATTACTAATCGATAGAGAAAATGACCCAAACTCTCAAGGTACAGCAAGGCGTCTTGCCAAAATGTACTTCAATGAAATTATGGCTGGCAGGTATGAGGAGAGTCCTAATGCTACGGCTTTCCCGAACGATACGGACGGAAAATACCAAGGTATGTTGGTGGTGCGTAGCGAGCTTAAGAGCATGTGCAGCCATCATCACCAACCTGTTACGGGTGTGGCTTACATTGGAATCATTGCTGGTCCCAAACTTATTGGTCTATCGAAGTACACCCGTATTGCGCAGTGGTGTGCTCGGCGGGGCACTCTCCAAGAAGAACTATGTATGGATATTGCTCGTGAAATTAAATTTGCGACCGGATCAGCAGATGTCGCGGTTTATATCCAAGCTACCCACGGGTGTTGTGAGAATCGCGGTATCATGGCACATTCTAGTCTCACGCAAACCACTGTACTTGAAGGTGCTTTTAAAACAGACCAAAGCGTGAAGAAAGAGTTCTTTGACAACATCAAATTGCAACAGGACTTCGCACCACGATGATAATTATTACTGATCGTTCTGGTGACATTCAGTTGCCAGTTGAAGAAGGCTTGTTGGAATGGTTGCAGACCAACTATCCCTACTCACAATACCACCTGGCGGAGATTTAAATGGGAAAAAAGAGACCCAAGATGTCTAAAGCAGACTTAGACGCACTTGAAGCGTTGAAAGAAGAATTTGAAGCACTAACCATAGAGGAGAATCAAATGGCAAAATCAAAAGCAAAGGCCGCAGGGCCAGTTAAAAAACTCAGCGACAAGTTGACCAAAGTCAACGAGTCATTTACTATCAACATGTATGACAATGGCTACATGATTGAAGTGGGCGGCAGAGACGATGAAGACAATTGGAAAACTGCCAAGATCATGGTAGGCACTGTGGAAGAACTCTTGGTGCTGGTACGTGAAGCAACTGAAATAGAAAGAGCAGACTAATGGCTAAGAAAATCACTCCTTACGAACAAGCGCCTTATCAACAAGGCTATGAGCAGGCCCGGGCCGGCGAAAAGTGCAACAATCCGTATTTAAAACTGGAAGATGCTGAAGCTGATGCCGAAGACTTCCAGCGTGGATACGACAACGCTACAGAAGAACAGGAATAATCATGGCCACTTGGGTTCTAACCACTAAGACCAAAAAGAATGCTGTTGAAAAACAATTTTGGTATAAAGACGGTCGTGTTATCATCCGCGAAGAAGGCTATCGTTGGGGCAAGTTCTATTGCGAAAGCGATGAACGTCCTGATGTGGATCTTGCCAACCCCGATGGTTACGAACTTGGCGGTACTGACTATGACTGGGAACTTGACAACCTAGATGACGGTTGTTGGGCAGACTGGACATTTCCAGATGACATGACCGAAGAAGAACAAGAAGCAATCGAAGCAGCCTGGGAAGAAGATTTCTACGATGGCATGGAAGCCTTAGGCTGGTCAAACGACGATACAGAATACTGGTTTTATGGTGAACTTGAATTGGAACAAGAATGACTGATTTAGAAATTGCATATCAACAAGATATTGCACCCTGGGACGACCGTGTGGAAGAACTTTCGGATTTTCACGTGGCTGTGTTTCGCGATCGTTATCCTGTTACACCTGGTCATTTGTTGTTTGTGCCACACTATAACAGTGATAATCTAATTATGGAATGCTTTGAATCGGCCATGCTACAAGGTCGACGCATGGTAGAACGTGGCGACTGTGCAGCATTTAACATTGGTATCAACATGGGTCGAGAAGCAGGGCAAACTGTAATGTATCCGCATGTGCATTTGATACCACGCCGTGTGGGCGACTGCGCTGATCCTGTAGGTGGTGTGCGTGGTGTAATATTTGGTCAGGCTAACTATAAAACCGCAGGTTACAAAAAGCCATAACATGTTCCTGGGACTCCAACAAGATTTCAAACTAGATAGTGCAACGCCCATTGATCAACTTGATTGCAAGTGGTCGATAGTGAATCACTACGGTCGTTTTTATTTGTTGAGCAATGTGTGCCCGCATCAGAACAGCAGGATCAGCAACTGTCAAGCATCTGAATTAAAGTGCCCGTATCACGGTATGCAATTTGATTTGCTAGGCTTAGGAATTGGTAACAATTTGATGCTACAAAAACAATCTTGCTACAGTGACAGTACCATGTTGTTTGATCAACCTGTGGTATTTAATTTTCCAATCCCAACAGAACATTTTGAGCTGGTAGAACATCGACGAGACACTGTGAACGCATCTGTTGAAACAATCATGGATGTGTTCTTGGATATAAATCATATACCTGTTGCTCATGCAGGCGTGTATGATCGAATAGGTATCACAAATATCAGTCGCTTGGTTTACGAAACTTTTTATGGTGGTTCCATACAGTTTGTGCCGCCACAATCCAACAGTCATATGATTGCACAAGACCAGGAGTTGAATCTTGGTGCTTGCTGGATGGCCTTGTATCCTGGCACAATGATTGAATGGCAGCCAGGTGCATTGTTTGTTACTGTGGCTCACAGCGGAGGCGTAGAAGTCTACAAGTATCGCGACACAAGGTATCCGTCCAGCAGTTGGCAAATCAACGAGGATGTGTGGGAATTGGCTTGGAGTCAAGACAAAGCTCTAAGTGAGAACATCGTTGGGATTGGCTATGCCAACTTAGATCAACTCAAACAACATCACAGGACTTATCATGCTGTGCAGAGATAATTGGATTGACATCAGTTGGGATGGTTTAACAAAACGCAAACAAAAAGAAAACTTGCGGGTTATGTTCAATCAACAAGCCGACAAGATTATACCGTTTGATCAAGCATGTGATCAAACTGCACAAGAAATTTACAGCCAGCATAAAAATTTATATGTTGCACTCAGTGGCGGATGCGACAGTGAAAATGTTGCCAATGCATTCCGCAGAAATAACATACCGTTCACGCCTATTATTTTAATTTACGACAATGTTGAAGATCAGGAACAATTAACAGAAAGTTCTTATGCTATCCATTGGTGCAAGAAAAACAATGTAGAACCTTTAATCATTCACTCACAAGATTTTATTGATTCACTGGAAGAACGTGCTGTGTTCCTTGAAGTTCGACCTAGATTATTTTTTGGTAGTATTACCACTGCCTTGCTGAAAAAAACTATGGAATCAATAAATGGATTATTGATTACCGGATATCAACTAGAATACTATCCTGATCATGAGCAGATGACATATTTGGAGCCACAATTGGGTGACTATGTGGGATTTGTGATGGAAGAAACTGATCAATATCTAGAGACAATATGCCCCAATCGGCATCCATGGGGGTTCCACTATTGGAGTCCAGATATTTTAGCAGCATTTGTAAATGAGTGGGATACCAACATGACCATGCAAGAAAACAAGGCTAATATTTATAAGGTACCTTATCGACCAAAGATGGGGTATCCAAGTGATATATTGTCTGAAGAAAAATATTCAAATCGAAAAAGATTTGCGTTTCAATTTGGTACACTAGATTGTGCGCTGTTAGGTACAAAACAATCACTACTTGAAAAACTTGTTAAATAGTTCTCTAAGCGGCCTGTCCGGCATCATCCCGCTATACAAACTCTGCTGCCTATGCTATAATACATAGGAGGACAATATGGCAACAAATCAACCCCGTCAATACACATACACCAGCACCAAAGAATATCATGATGCTTTTCCCTGCGCATACCGTCAATGGCGTGCTGACAGTCACTGCAATCTAATTCACGGTTATAGTTTCTCAATGAAGTTTTACTTTGGCACAGACGACCTAGATGTGCGTAACTGGGCCGCAGACTACGGCGGACTTAAAGAACTTAAAAAGATCCTAGAGGATCAGTTTGATCATACTTTGCTGGTTTCAGCAGATGATCCTGAGCTTGAAACATACAAACTGCTACAAGAGCGGAACATGGCCAAACTAACAATCCTGCCTAGACTGGGTTGCGAAGGCCTGGCAGACATGCTGTACAAGTATGTGAACGGTGTTTACATTCCGGACATGTGGGGGCCGGGTGAAGCACAACGTCTCTGGTGCTATCGCGTGGAAGTACGCGAAACACAGAGCAATATGGCGTTCAGAGAAGGTCATCGCGAATGGATGGAAGATCTGTTTGTTTAATATAATAGGAAAGAATCATGTTTGATATTGCAATATTATTGCCCACTCGTGGTCGAACAGAAATGTTGGAACGCAGTTTGAAAACTCTAATTGGTCTTGCTGACAATCCCAGTAAGATACAATTAATACTTGGCCTCGACAATGATGATGTTGTGGGCATTAAACATTTTACAGATGTCATCCAACCTTGGTTGGACACTACAGATGTTGAATACAGTGCGTTAACGTTCGACCCACTTGGCTACGGGCGCCTTAATCAATACATCAACAAATTAGCAGACATTGCTGATGCTGATTGGTTTTTCTTCTGGAATGATGATGCTGTGATGGAAACACAAGGTTGGGATAAAATTATTGCCAGTTATACTGGACAATTCAAATTATTGAGTGTTCATACTCACAATGATCATCCTTATAGCATCTTTCCCATTGTGCCCAAGGCCTGGTATACCACACTAGGGCATCTTAGCCAACATCAAATGAATGATGCCTGGCTGAGTCAAATTGCATACAAACTCGATATTTACGAGCGTATTCCAGTCTGGGCCACGCATGACCGACAGGACTTAACTGGCAACAACAATGATAGCACTTACAAAGCTAGGATCATGTACGAAGGCAATCCTTCTGATCCTAGAGATTTTCACAATCTACAGGTTATACAAAATCGCATGATAGAAACTGAACAGCTTTCTAGATACATGCATGACCAGGGTATCAGTATTGAGTTTTGGGAAAGTGTTAAGGCAGGAAAACAAGATCCATGGGAAAAACTCAAAGTTAATGATATCAACAATCAAATGAAACAGTTTTCATTGGATAATAACAACGAGTCTAAATCTTTGTATGATTTCAATTACTTTACCAAAGCCGACGGTATACAAAGTTGGAAAAGCAAAAGTTTGAAATTTGGTGATGCATTGGCAGCTTTATGTTATGCCCATGACATTACCTGGGATGAACTGGTGGAAAAATTTCAAGAAGTATTTGATCACGATGTTAACGGTCGTGCCGAAAGTGCAAATCAAAGCCTAGTGCATGCTCAAATGGATTTTTTAAAAGACAAAAGTCGCAGGACTCCCAAGCGTGTGTTAGAAATTGGCGGCGGCCGAGGCGAAGTGGCAAATGCACTCAAACATATGGGCATAGACGTGGTCAGTGTAGAACTGGGACCCGAAGCCAACAAGTGGTATCAGGCCACTGGCTATCACTACTTTGGCAAAGAGTTTGTGCCAGCAACACCCATCAACAAGCCAATTCAAGAAGCATTGGCAGATTTGGATCTGTCTAGTTTTGACACCATCCTAATGGTCGAAAGTTTAGAGCATATTCCTGATGAGGCATTTGAACCAGTATGGCAGGCAATAAAAAGTCAATTCCGCGGAAGATTTATTGCAGTCAATTGGCCAGACTATCATCCAATTTGGATTGGTAGAGATGCTTCACCAGAAGAACATTGTCGTGTGGTAGATGATGAACTGTATGACACTTGGTCAGCTGAAGCTAAATCTGTGTATACCAGAAAAGGTAGCCATTTAGCTTTGGACTTTTAATATTTTGTGTTATAATACGTTATGAAACTTAAAATCAGTGAACTATTTTATTCTGCACAGGGCGAAGGACGATTTGTTGGAGTTCCTTCTGTGTTCTTACGAACCTTCGGTTGCAACTTTACATGCGCGGGCTTTGGATGCGCTCCCGGCCATAAGAGCACTGAGGCGGATGAAGTGGCTAAGTCAATCCATCTCTACAAGACTTTTGAACAGCTTCCTCTTGTTAATACAGGATGCGACTCGTATGCCAGTTGGCATCCTGCATTCAAAGACCTAAGTCACACACTTGCACACGATGAGTTGATCTCAAAGATGCTGGCACTCACACCCAACCATCGCTGGCAACAAGACAACGGCAATGATGTGCATCTTGTGATCACAGGTGGCGAACCACTACTGGGTTGGCAGCGTGGCTATGAAGAACTGCTGAGTCAAGACGCCATGAGTGATTTGAAGAATATCACCTTTGAAACCAATGGCACTCAAACGCTACAACTAGCATTTCGAAAATTTTTGCAAGAATGGCGCTACCCTGAACCAGGTATCACACGAGAAATGACTTTTTCAGTAAGTCCCAAACTGTCAGCATCGGGTGAATCGTGGTCGGAAGCCATCCGGCCAGAGATCATTGCAGACTATCAAAGCAACGGCAAAGTGTATTTGAAGTTTGTAGTTGACAGTGAAGCACACTTTGAAGAAGTGGATCGTGCTGTGGATGCATATCGTGCGGCAGGCTTCCGTGGTGTTACCTATGTGATGCCACAAGGTGGTGTAGTCACTCCATACGAACGCAATCGAGTGAATGTGGCTGACTGGGCACTTGCTCGTGGTTACAACTACAGTCCAAGATTGCATGTGGACCTATGGGGCAATGGATGGGGCAAATAAATGTATGAAACAAAAAAACGCACAGTGGTAAGGATGCTTACCTATAGATTGACAGCATGGCTGTTTACAATCTTTTGGACTTACTTGTTCACAGGCAATTTAGGAAATTCAGCAGGGTTTGCTACAGCATTACACGTTCTATTGAGTATCGATTACTACATACACGAACGTATCTGGTTGAAAATTAAATGGGGCAGGATTGATTAGGACAGATGCTTGCTTTGACTCAAAAGTTTTTTAATCATGTTTTCACTCATGTACGGAAATAAGTTTGGTATGAATGCATGGATGATACTTAATATGCCTGCAAAGATTAGCACTACTCCAGCCCATACAGCAAACCCAGTATGTCGCAGCCATCCTTTGCGAGATTTATAAACATGATTTTTTTCGTACATAACATTAATTATGCAATTTGAATGTAAGTCTGATATTAAAATATTCCACAGGAATTGGTTCAGTCGTGATGACCTTGCTTGTGGTGTAAGCTATTGGAGCAAGTATCTAAATTCAAAATACGATGTCAATCACGGTATGCCACTCGGGGTTGCACACGGAGTAATTACTTTTTCTAGTATCTGTTGCTATCTAGCACTTTACAAAATCAAAATGCCGTTCGCTTGTATTGATAGTCACAATGTAGTAAATGATGAAACACCATGTCAGGCAAAAATAATTTTAGGTGAGCCGTTTACACCCGTTGAATCCAAGCTAGACATTGATTGCACTGATTATTTTTTTCACGGTTTGGCAATAGGGCAACATCAAGGGCACGATGATTTAAAGTTTGACTTAGCCGATGATCATCTAATTTTTAGTTACACATCCGGCTCAACTGGCACTAAAAAATCTGTTATTACTACAGCAAGTCAAGAAGGAATAGCAATTCAAACGGCAATAGATGAATATTTTGATTGCAATGATGTATGTTTATTTTCACATGAAATGACTCATCGAGGAGTACATACTACTGCAATTTTACCTGCATTATTCAGTGCCAGTGAGATTATGTTTGTTAATGCACAGGAATGGCCTAGGGTAATAACTCAAGCTACACATTGTCAATGGTTTCCCATCATGCGTGAATATTTTACACTGACTCCTAACATAAAAAAAATTACAGTGGGTGGATCTAAAATTGACGACGAGACTGCTGACTATCTGTTAAAACACGCACCCGATGCAACCATATACGATATCTACGGGTTGACTGAATGTTTGCCACCGTTGGCTATAAGAAAACTCACAATCATGGATCGTCCAAACGAATTTAAAATTTGCAGACCAGATTTAAAGTTTACTGCTGGTGAACAATTGACAATTACAGATAACAGTAATATTATAAAAACTGGCGACCACGTAGAATTTGTTAGTGCTACTGAGTTTAAATTTATTGGAAGAGCCAAACGACTTGTAAGGGTCAACGGAAATCTGTATAATCAGACTGCCTTACAAATTTTACTTGGTAAAAATTTTCCAATAGATCAGTTTAGTCTAACTATCAATCAAGAAAAGTTAATTTTACAAGTTATAGGAAACACTGATCTATACATTGAGTGGTGTCAAAAAAATCACGTTGAGAACTTCAATGTTACAAAAGTAGATAGAATTGCCACCAGTGGCGGGATTAAAACCGTAAACAACGGGGAACATAATGTATCTTGATGGAGTATTTGAGATGTTTGATAAACTAAAAGGTTGGTTTGGCAAAGATGCCAATGTAAATCCACGGCGCAGACTGGGTCGGTTGGGCGGTCCGCCACCGCCACCAAAGGCACCTAAAGCTCCAGAAAAAACTGCAAAACAAATAGCTACAGAAAAAGGCGAACCTTATGTAGCTGTGCTCAGTATGGATGTGGATCCTAACAACTTGCATCAAGGTGCATTTGAACTGGACTGGAATGAAATATTTGTGGCTCGCTTGGTAAAGGCTGGCTACATGATGAAACCCACAGACTCAGATGGAGAGATTGTGGATCGGTGGTTCCAAAATGTTTGTCGGCATGTTGTGATGGAAACATGGGAACAAGAACAAGCAATTAAAAACTCTGGCATGTATGTGCAAAAGCGTGACCTTGGAGATGGAAGAAGCGAAATAGGATGATATTCAATCACATTAAACAACTCAAAGCAGAAGGCAAAAAAATTGGCATCACTTTCTCAACCTTTGACATGCTCCACGCGGGTCACATTGCCATGCTCTCGGAAGCCAAGAATCACTGTGATTACCTCATCTGCGGGCTCCAAACGGACCCAACTATCGATAGGCCTGAGACTAAGAATCGTCCAATACAAAGTATTGTGGAGAGACAGATACAGCTTTCTGCATGCCGTTACGTTGATGAAGTTGTTGTGTACCAAACCGAACAGGATCTACGTGACCTTCTACTAATTCTGCCAGTTGATGTTCGTGTGCTTGGTGTAGAATACGAACACAGTGAATTTTCGGGACAGGAAGAATGTTATATGCGTAACATTGAAATTGTGTTCAACGGCCGAGATCATTCGTTCTCAAGCTCGAGCCTACGCAAGCGTGTGGTAGCTGCGGAAACAGAAAAAGTATTGCTACAGAAATGATATTGTATGTAAATGGTTGCAGCCACACAGCGGCTGCAGAAGCAGTAGTGCCTGATGTATTTGCTGTTGACGATGGTAGATATGGTATTGACCGTAGGCCTCATCCAATCAACTTAGAAGCCAGTTGGGGTCGCCACTTGAGCCGAATGCTCAATACTGAATTTTACTGCGATGCCGAAACAGCGGCTAGCAATGATCGTATACTGCGCACTACTACAGATTGGATTCATAACAATTATAGCCGTTTGTATGACACAGTGATGGTGATTCAATGGACCACATGGGAACGAGAAGAATGGGTGTTCGAAGGCAAGCATTACCAAGTAAATGCCAGTGGTGCAGACATGGTGCCGCCAGAACTTGAAGCTAGATATCGTCAGTACATTTTGGATGTGAATTGGACTCAAAAAACAGATGAATGGCACAATAAAATCTGGCACCTACATTGCCGACTAAAAGACCTCAATGTACGACATCTTTTCTACAGCGGCAACAGCACATTCAGTGATATACCAAATCAAAGAGATTGGCAAAATCACTACATCCAACCTTATTCACGAGAACACAGTTGGAATGCCATACTAAAAAACAACGGATTTGAGCATGTGAATCCCAAAAGTTATCATTTTGGAGCCGATGGCCATAGATTTTGGTCTGAATATGTGTTACAATACTTGAAACAACACAAACTTCTGGACCGCTTTGATGAAATACCTACTGATTGATACTGCCAACATGTTTTTCCGTGCCCGCCACTCGGCACACAGAGCCAGCGATACATGGACCAAATTGGGCTTTGCACTACATCTAACTATGATGAGCGCTAACAAGGTAGCACGGCGTTTTGGGGTGGATCATGTGGTTTTCGCACTAGAGGGTCGTAGCTGGCGCAAAGATCACTACAAACCCTACAAAGCCAATCGCGCTGTGGCCCGGGGTGCCATGAGCGAAACTGAGGCAGAAGAGGACAAGCTGTTTTGGGAAACCTATGATGAGCTGACTAAATACTTGTCCGAGAAAACAAATTGTAGCGTACTCCGTTGCCCAACAGCAGAAGCAGATGATATCATTGCCCGCTGGATTGCACTACACCCCCAAGATGAACATATTATTGTCAGCAGTGACTCAGACTTCGTCCAGTTAGTGGCACCCAATGTGCAACTTTATAATGGTATAAACGATCACCTGTTCAGTGTTGATGGCGTAACTGATGCCAAAGGCAACCAATTGAGTTTTTCAATCGAAAGCAATTCAAAGATCAAAGTAGGCAAAGCTGACCGGAGCTTTGTGACTCCACCTGACTATCAGAAGTGGGTGTTGTTTTTGAAGTGCATGCGTGGTGACCCTGGCGACAATGTGTTTTCGGCCTATCCAGGGGTGCGAATTAAAGGTACCAAGAACCAAGTTGGGCTCACAGAGGCCTTTGAGGACCGTGACAAAAAAGGTTATGCGTGGAACAATCTCATGTTGCAACGTTGGATGGACCACGAAGCAGTCGAGCACAAAGTTCTAATAGATTACGAACGCAACTGTGAACTGATTGATCTCACAGCACAACCACAATCAGTGAAAGACGTTGTGGACACTGCAATCTGTGAACAAATCAGTCACAAAGACACAGGTATGGTAGGCGCACACTTTCTCAAGTTCTGCGGCAAGTATGAACTTACCAAGCTGAGTGACCAAGCTGAACCCATTGGTCGCTGGCTGAATCAAACATATCAAGGAGTGTTAAAATGATAGTAGCAAAACCAGTAATTGACAATCAATACTGGATTCTCAAACAAAACAATCAGAAGATTGGTAACATTGAGGCCAGTGCAGATGGATATGTGGTAAAAATACAGAATCAAGTATCCAGCTACAAAACCATGCCTATGGTTAGAGAAGTGATTGACATCACTTTTGAACCATCCGAAACAGTTACACCAACGCCCAATGATTCAGTTCATGGTTACGAAACTGGATGCAAGACCTACAACGGGTTGTGGAACGTACGACTGAAGTTGCCATTGTTTACCAAACAAGAAAAATCCAAGTCGTGGTTTGCGGCTGGTTGGTACACAGTAAAACAGCATCGTGCATGGAAAGTTGTGCATAATCCCAAATTGATTGCGTTAGAGCGGTATAAGTATCAAGGACCATTTTACACAAAGGAGCAAGCAAATGAATCCATTTAAAGACCATCAAATGTTTATGTTGGCATCAGGCCAAACTACTGGAATTGAAAACGTTGATCAGTACAAACTTTACTACTCTCTTATCAAAGAAGAAGTGCAAGAACTTGACGAGTCGAGCACCAGAGAAGATGATGTAGATGCACTAATTGACATCATGGTTGTGACAATTGGTGCTTTATGGTCAATTGGCGTAGATGTAGAAGGTGCATGGAAAGAAGTACACAACAGCAATATGGCCAAAGTAGATGCAGGCACTGGCGTGGTGTTGCGCAGAGAAGATGGAAAAATTCTCAAGCCCGAAGGATGGCAGCCCCCCAATTTGAAACAATACCTGCGATGAGTTTACACATCAATCGGTTTGTTGATTCAATCAAGGCAGCAGAAAGTCGTGGTCAAAAAGATCTAATCATGCCTATACGTGATGCCAAGGACTTGCACGGCGATATAACCAAACTGTTGTTGGCACTAGAACAATCACGCCAACAACAGGCTGTTCAAAATGAACCAATTGAGGTAGTTTTATCAGGTGGCAGTTTCAAATCTACATAGTTATTGGGATAAATAAACACGGAGTTTATCTATGTCAAGACCCAAGCCACAGGTGTTAATTGAAATCACCAACAAACAAACCTACAAGACCGAGCAAGTACTGGCCTCAGAGGGCGTGTGGGCAGT